CTAATCGAAGCTATCAACTCATCAGACCAAGTGATTGTATTTGGTCCTGCTGGTACTGGCAAAACTTACGTAACAACTACTTGCGCTGCTGATCTATATACAACCAAACAGATTGATCGTATCGTTATCACACGACCGATGGTCTCAGTAGGTAAAGATATGGGTTATCTCCCTGGTAGTCTAGAAGAGAAAGCCGCACCATGGGCAATGCCTGTTATTGAAGTCCTCAACAAGCATCTTGGAAAAGGAGCAGTAGAGACAGGCATCAAGAACGGCAATATCGAGATGGCTCCTCTTGCTCTCATGCGTGGTCGTTCGTTCGACAATGCTTTCATCATCTGTGACGAAGCTCAGAACATCACAACACACGAACTCAAAATGCTCCTAACACGAGTAGGCGAAGGTTCCACAATCGTACTCAATGGCGACGTTCAGCAGACAGATCTCAAAGATGGAGATGGTCTAACAAAGATCACTCATTTAGCAAAGAAGCATAGTCTACCAGTCCCAATCGTAGAGTTCACATTAGACGATATCGTACGCTCAGGCATCTGTGCTCAATGGGTCCGTGTATTCTATGAGGAGAAGATATAATGGCTAAATGGTCACTACGTTCGTATTGTGAAGAGTGTGAAGAACTGATGTATGAAAATGGCAAGTGCGAAGTATGCGTATCTAAACAGCAATACAACAGCATCACAAATCCATACCACTATAGTAAAAACGAAATTGAGAGCATTACCTACATCAAACAGGTACTCGGTAAAGAAGGCTTCGTTGCCTACTGCCGAGGATGCGTAATGTCTCACAACCACAAGGCCTTCTCTAAAGGCAATCCCACAGAAGATATGGCAAAAGCTGAACAGTATCTCAAGTGGGCAAACGAAACACTGAAGGAAATCCATAAATGACACAAATAACAGCAACATACATCGACCATATGGGAAGCGACCTGTCAGTTGTTAATGCTGCACGAGTCAGCTTCGGTAAAAAGTCTCACTTCGAGGGACGAGTAGGCGGACCAAACGTGCTGTCAAGTCGTGACACTAAGTTAGTCAACTACTTAGCTTCCCATGAGCACTTGTCTCCATTCGGCCATGCCTTCGCGTCTTTCCACGTTACTGCTCCTGTCTTCGTAGCACGGCAACTCGTAAAGCATAAGTTCTTACGCTGGAACGAGATCAGTCGCCGCTATGTAGATGATGTCCCTGAGTTCTACACACCTGACGTATGGCGTGGACGAGCAGAGGACGTTAAGCAAGGATCAGGTGCTGAAAGCAAGTCTCAGTACTTCCCAAGCATCTACGCTGAAGAAGTCAATGCTAAAGCAGTTGAAGACTACCGCAAAATGCTGCAGCAAGGCGTGGCACCTGAGCAAGCACGTATGATCCTACCACAGTCTACAATGACCGAATGGTATTGGTCTGGATCCCTCGACGCCTTAGCCGACATGTGTCGCTTACGTTGTGCCACAGATACTCAAGCTGAGACACAAAAAGTAGCATGGGATATTAGTCTAAAGATGGAAGACTTGTTCCCTGTATCATGGAGAGCATTGAGGGATGAGTAACAAGATACCCTTGAAAGGCGGTGACGAGTATGATGGACTTACTAAAGCACGTAAGTTCTTCCACTGGAAAGCTGGTCAACTCAAAAGAATCAAACGAGCTTACAACAAAAGACTGCGTAAGTTTGATAGAGGAGAGAAAGACTATGACGAGAACTGAATGGACAAGAATGGAAGATGAGATCGAAGCACGCATTGAAGACTTAGAAGATCGATGTAGCTATATCAACAAAGTGTGGCGTAAGATGTACGGTGGAATGCCTAAGCAAAGGGAAGCCATAGATCGAATGGCGGAGCAGTTCAAAGCACTCCAAACCACAGACACTGAGAAATACTTAGACGTTCTTGAAGACTTCGTTGAATACATGGAAGAGTCTTCTTTATACGTAGAGCCAAAGCAAACAACCGCAAAGGAATAAATGTGGAAATCACTATCAAAGTAACACAAGACTTCATTGACCAACGACAAGCAAACTCAGAACTGTACAACTCGACCAACCGTTCACCGCGTAAGTTCCTCATGGATCTTGACTGTGAGCTGGTAGAGTATGACTACATTGCACGAGGTGTTTGGGATCCGCTCGCCGGTTGGGAAGTAGATGCTGTGATCGACAACAAGAACGTTGATCTCAAGTTCGTACAGAAGTACTGGAACATCACACCACGTCGTATCGTAAACATAATCCGTCAACGCAAGATCATTGATGAGTATCATTTCTGGGAATGGATCGAACGCCCAAAGCGTCCGTTAGAAGTTGACGATGAAGTGATAGTACGGTTCGTTGGTGCTCTTACATACGACCAAGTAGCCGACAATATCAAACCCTCATTCAAACAAGCCGGCGGACATTATGTCGCGATCCGGGATCTGATTGAAACAACAACATAGAAAGAATATAACATGAAGCTCGTATTTGACATTGAGTGCAACGGCCTGACACCTGACACAATCTGGTGTATCGTAGCATACAACATCGACACAGACACAATGTATACCTTCTCTGACCACGCAACGTACCACGGCACAATTGCTGATGGTGTTCGCATGCTAGAGAATGCAGAACTACTAATCGCACACAACGGTATCGGTTTCGATGCTCGTGTGCTAGACAACATGTTCGGCACAGACTTACTGTCTAAGCGGTTCCACGACACCTTCGTTATGTCTCAAGTGCTAAGCTATAAGCGTAGTCACCGACATGGCCTAGCAGGCTGGGGTGAGCACCTCGGTAACAAGAAGTGGGAATTCGACAAGTGGGATGAGTTCTCCCGTGACATGGTGAAGTATTGCCAACAAGACGTCAAAGTAAACTATGGCGTCTACAAAACACTCCTCGCTGAGTACACAAGGATCTATGCTGTAAATCCTCTGATCAAAGAAGGTCTGAAGGTAGAGCATGACGTAGCTGTATTCAATGCTAAAGTCCGACAAGACGGTTGGAAGCTTGATACGGTAAAGGCAGATGCCACACTGAAGCTCATGCGTAATCGTATGAACGAGATCAACAGCATCATGCTTCCAAAGCTTGGTATGAAGACTGTATGGATCGACAAAGAACCTCGTAGCCCTAAGTATAAAAACAATGGTGACTTCAATCATCACACAGTAAAGCAACTAGCGGAGTACTTTGACCATGAAGTTAAGTCAGGCGACACTCATCTTATTCAACCGACTGACGTCTTCCAAAGGTCCCGACAAGAGCAAATCGAGTTGGGTTCCACAGAGCTCGTCAAAGGCTGGCTCCTCGAAAACGGATGGAAACCAGACGAGTACCAAAAGAAGAAAGTCGGATTCGAATGGGTCACAATGGGACCAAAACTTACGAGTACCTCCCTTGCAGCGTTCGGTCCAGAAGGACTCCTCATCGACGAGTTCTACACGCTCCGTGCCCGCAAGGCCGTTATCGAAGGCTGGCTTACGAAGCAAGTAGATGGTCGCATCCATGGTAACATGTGGACATGCGGCACTCCAACATTCCGCTGTCGTCATGAAGTAATCGTTAACCTTCCAGGTAGTGATGCTATCTGGGGCAGAGAGATCCGTGAGTTGTTGACTGCTGACGAAGGCACAATAATCGTAGGTGCTGACTCTAGCGGTAACCAGCTGCGTGGTCTATGCCACTACGTACGTAACGCTGACTTCACAAAGGAAGTTATCTTCGGTGATCAACACCAACGTAACGCTGACAGCCTCGGCTGCTCTCGTGCTGTTGCTAAGTCGTATCTCTACGCTTACCTCTTTGGTGCTGGTGATGCAAAGCTTGGACAAGTACTTACCGGTAAAGCTAACGCTGCTGTCGGTAAGAAGTCTCGAGCTGACTTCGCTAAAGGCATCAAAGGTTTGACTGAGTTGAAAGACAAGTTAAGCAAAGTGTGGAAGAACACACGCTTCGGTGGCGGTGAAGGTAAGATCCCTGGTCTCGACGGTCGACCTATCTACGTAGCTTCTGATCACCAAGCATTAAACTACCTACTGCAATCAGCTGAAGGTATCACATGCAAGGCTGCTGTATCCTACCAGATGCAGAAGATCAAAGAAGAGGGCTTGCGAGCTGAAGCACGTCTATTCTACCACGATGAGACTGCTTGGGCTTGTCATCCTGATGACGCTGACCGTGTTGGTCAGATCTTGAAAGAGTCATTCGCTGAAGCGCCTAAGTGGTTCGGTGTAGAGTGTATGGACGGTGGCGATCCTTCAATGGGTTCATCATACGCAGACGTACACTAATGGATTGGGATCTTGAAAGAGCAAAGAAGAAGCCTGCGTGGAAACGCCGTAGTAAGCTCAAGCAAGACTCAACACCATGTGAGACGTGTGGTGAAACGTATTATAAGTTCGAACTGAAGAACGTAGTTCAACCCATATGTATACGCTGCTACAGGCAAATCCAACAAGACGAAACAGACTTCACCCTCTACGAAGGACGTATCGTGAC